GATTATCTGTTTATGCAGGTCTTGACTTATCTAGCGTAAATGATTTGACGGCATTGGTACTTGTCAGTAATAATGGCGATGTGCATAGCAGATTTTGGCTTCCAGAGGAAGGGCTAGCTGAAAAATCTAGGGCAGACCGCGTTCCTTACGACATTTGGGCGAAAGATGGTTATTTATTAACAACACCTGGTCGTTCTATAGAATATGAGTTTATTGCACATGAATTGCGTGATATATTTAATATATGTGACGTTAAGCAATTAGCATTTGATAGATACAACATGAAGTTTTTAAGACCGTGGCTTGAAAAAGCTGGGTTTACAGAAGAAGAATTAGAACGGTTTGTTGAGTTTGGACAAGGATTTGTTTCTATGTCGCCAGCAATTCGTGAGTTAGAATCTAAACTATTACAGAAACAACTTAAACATGGAAATCATCCTGTGTTGACAATGTGTGCGGCTAATGCCATTACAGTAAACGATCCTGCTGGCAACCGCAAATTTACTAAACAAAAATCAAGCGGAAGAATTGACGGTATGCAAGCATTAGCTCAAGCAATAGGTGTAATGCCACAAGAAGCAGAAGCCGATTTTGACGAATATCTAAGGAACGCCATTTCATTATGAACATATTTACAAGAATTGGTAGCTGGATGCAAGATGGTCTTAGACGACTTGCTGGGGTTCAATATGGTATTCCATCAAGTTACAGAGAAGAAGCTGCTAGTCCTGTCACTTTTGACAGCGCAATGCAACTTAGTGCAGTGTGGGCATGTGTTAAGTTAATTGCAGAAACAGTATCTAGCTTGCCTTTGACGGTATATAAAAAGACAGATACAGGCCGAAAAGAAGCTGTAAATCACCCATTAACGTTACTTTTTAGTGGAAAAGTAAACCGTTATCAGACAAAAGTAGAGTTTTTTGAAACAGTTTTGCTTAATTTGCTCACAACTGGCAATGCTTACTGCTATGTTCAGCGAATTGGCGACAGAATCGTAGGTTTACTGCCATTAATGTCAGCAGACATGGAAACAACGTTGTTATTAGATGGATCAGTAGTTTATAACCATCAAAATGACACGGGCGTGACCGTTTACTCAGAAAAGTCTATTTGGCATCTAAAATTGATGGGAAATGGCGTAATTGGTTTAAGTCCGCTTGCTTATCAGCGAAATACGCTTGGAATTGCACAGGCAGCCGAAGATGCAGTCACCAAAATCTATCGTAATGGCGCAAAACCATCAGGTGTCTTGTCTATGGACAAGTTTTTAACACAAGAGCAACGTGATTTAGTTCGTCAAAAGTTTTACACATTGTCGGCAGGACAGGAAGATCGGCTAATGGTGTTAGAAGGCGGAATGAAATTTGATGCAATCAGCCTTTCACCACAAGACATTGAACTTCTAGCCTCTCGCCAATTTCAGATTAGCGAGATTTGTCGTTGGTATGGCGTACCATCCGTAATGATTAACGACACTTCAAGCTCTACGGTTTGGGGTTCAGGCATCGAACAAATCGTGTCAGGTTTCTACAAGTTGACTTTACGACCATTGATGGAGAAAATTGAGGCATCAATCCTTGTAAATTTGATGGGGCCAACAGAAGGCTCAAAATATGAGGTAGAATTTGACTTTAATGCACTTACACGCTCTGATTTAAAAACACGCTTTGATTCTTACCGCATTGGTATTTATGGTGGCTTCTTAAAACCAAACGAAGCTAGACGACTAGAAGGTATGCCTGACGCAGAAGGTGGAGATAATCTCTATATGCAAGGGGCAAACATGAAATTAACAGATATTGAAATTAACAACCCTATGGGGGATGCAAATGGAAACCAAACAGATAGCACTACAGCAAACTGAGATTAAATTTAACGGTGCGGCTTTCGCTTTTAGCGGATATGCCTCAATGTTCGGTGGCGTAGATTCTTACGGTGACACAATCGAGCCTGGTGCGTATAAAAACACATTAGAAAATCGTGAGCGCCCAGTTCGTATGCGCTGGAATCACTACGGTGATGTTATTGGCAAATGGCTAAAGATACAAGAAGATGAAAAAGGCTTGTATGTAGAAGGCGAGCTAACACCTGGTCATTCTAAAGCAACGGATGTATTTGCTTCATTAAAACATGGCGCAATTGATGGATTATCAATTGGCTATCGCGTCAAAGCATTTAATCAGCTTGATAATGACAGACGCTTACTTAAAGAGATTGATTTGGTTGAAATTAGCGTTGTAGAAGAACCAGCAGACTTGGCGGCTCGCATTGGCGAAGTTAAATCTGCATTGGAAACAGCTAATTCATTAAAAGAAGTCGAGAGCCTACTGCGTGACGTTGGCGGTTTCTCAAGAGTTGATGCGAAGCATCTTGTTAGTAAGATCAACTCCCTGTATCAGCGTGAGGCTGAAGCAGAAAAAGAAAAACAAGATATTGCTAGTCTATTCAAAAAACACGGCATCTCGATGCCAAAATAAAAAGGATTAAATTATGTCTATCGAAATCAAAGAAATGTTAGATGAAGGCTTAAAAGCCATCAACGCAGAAAATGCAAAACTTGCAGAGAAACAATCTGCTCTTGAAAAAAGCATGGAAAAATACCACGGTCAATTAGATGAAAAATCTAAAGTTGACGGTGAAGTAAAAGCTGAAGTTAAGCAATTAGCTGATGACTTTGCAAAAATCAATGCTGAAATCACAGCTATCGGTCAAAAAATGGCTGAAGGCTTTAAAGGCACAGAAGAAAAATCTATCGTTACTGCTGGTGACGAGTTTGTTAAATCAGAACAGTTCAAATCATTCATGAGCGCTAATAGCCGCAACGCTATCATCCGTTTAGAAGTGAAAAACACTGTAACTTCAGGTGATACAACTGTATTCCCATTCCAAAAACCTGGTGTTATTTCAGGTGACTTTGCTCCTGTTACTATTCGTCAAGTGTTGTCATCAATTGCTGTATCAAGCAACATGGTAAACGCTTTGCGTGAAGCAACATGGAACAACAGCGCTGCTGGTGTTACACAAGCTGCTGCTAAACCTGAATCAGACATCACATTTGAACAATACAATGTTCCTGTGCAAACTATTGCACATTGGATCAAAGTATCTAATCAATTATTGGCTGATGCTCCAGCAATTGCTGCTTACATTAACACACGTTTACGCGATGGTTTAGCTCAAGAAGTTGACAAGCAATTGTTGAACGGTGATGGCACATCTCCTAACTTGTCAGGTTTGACAGACACAGGTAACTTCACTGCTTACTCTGCTGTTTCTGATGACTTGCTAGTTGATGCAATCAACCGCGCTAAATATCAATTGTGGGCTATTGGTCGCGCACCAGACACAGTTGTTGTAAACCCTGCTGATTGGGGCGCAATGGAACGTACTCGTGAAGGTGCTGGCACTGGCATGTACTTGTATGGCTTACCTGGTCAATTTGCTGGTGTGAACCCATTTGGTGTTCGTGTTGTGATGTCTAACAACATGGCTCCTGGTAAATTCTTAATCGGTCAATTGAACGGTTCTGCAATGGTTTACAACCGCGAAGGTTCTACAGTTGAGATGGGTTACATCAACGATGACTTCACTAAGAACTTAGTGACAATTCGTGCTGAAGAACGTTTAGGCTTAGGCGTTGATCGCCCAAGCGGTATTCTTTACGGTAACTTCTCAGCTTAATAGCTGAAAACTAAAGGGGCTTCGGCCCCTTTTTTTAACTTTGGAGGTTGTATGAAAGTAGAAGTGTTAAAAACGTTTTACCATGACAAATTAGGTCGCGTAGAAAAAGGTCGCGTTGTTGAATTGCCTGAAGCTCAAGCGCTGATGTTTTTAGAGAAAAATGCAGTTAGACGCTATGCTACAAAAGTAGTAAGAGAAGTCCCTTTGGAAAACGCTGGCTTGGATATACAGTCATCTGCCTTGCCAGTGGAGGAAGCCTCAACACCGATGACATTGCCAAAGTACAAGCGTGGCGCGAAGAAAACAAAAACAGTCGAGCTGTAATTGTAACAAACACCACTTATCAATTGGCATTATGGGCAGATGCCGTATTTGCAATTGATAAAGCATGGTGGGAAATGTATATAGCAGATGTATCTAGCAAATTTTTAGGTGATAAGTTTATTGGCAATCCTGTGCCAACAGGCATGGATGTTGAAAGCGTTGACTTTTTAGATTGCCACGGCAACTCAGGCATTGGTAGTATTGCACTTGCCATTTATGGTGGCGCAAGTAAGATTATATTGTTAGGATATGACTGTCAGGTAACTGATGGAAAAACACATTGGCATGGCGATCATCCTAAAGGACTTGCAAATGCCGCAAAATTAAACGATTGGCCTGCAAAATTTGCAAAGTTTGCAAAATCAGGCAAAACGCCAATATTTAACGCATCGCGTTATACGGCACTCGATTGTTTTTGTTTTCTTCGCGCCACGCTTGTACTTTGGCAATGT